AATGACACAAACTTTAAGTTAAGAAATGCTTTTGAAAGATGGCAAAACGGTATCAACAATATGTCTGATAACGAAGGCTTAACTAATCCAGTTGACTATCAAGTGGATGCGTTTGTAGATCATTTAGACAGAAATGGTAATACAGTTAAATCGTACACGCTAAGGGGAGTTTTCCCTACGGTAGTGGCACCAATTGAATTGACTTATGATGAACAAACGGCAATTGAACAGTTTGATGTAACTTTCAATTACCAATACTTTGAAAGTAATACAACTACTTAATTCATATGAGGGTGGCCTGGTCTCCAGGCCATCTTCCTAAAACTAATATAAGTAGTAGTATAGGAGATATAAAATGGCTGAATTATTTGGATTTAGTATTACAAGGGCAAAAAAACAAGCCGATCCAAAACAAAGCTTTACTACAACTCAAGCAGATGATGGTACACAAACTATCGCTGCTGGTGGTTACTTTGGTCAGTACCTTGATATGGAAGGTACGGCAAAGAGTGAGGCGGATCTAATACGTAGATATAGAGAAATAGCTTTACACCCCGAATGTGATATGGCAATAGAGGATATTGTCAATGAGGCTGTTGTAGCTAATGAATTAAAAGACGCTGTAAGAGTAAATGTGGATAATTTGCCTTATGGTAAAGATGTTAGAAGAAAAATAGAAGACGAATTTGAAGTAGTATTAAGATTATTAAATTTTAATACAAAAGGCCACGACATTTTTAGAAGATGGTATGTAGATGGCCGTATTTACTATCATAAAATTATTGATAGAAATGCCACAACAAAAGGCATAACAGAATTAAAATATATTGATCCTCGTAAAGTTAAAAAAATAAGAGAGATCAGAAAGAAAAGACCTGAAGGCGCTGGCCCTAATATGTTGGCCGTTGTAGATGAATATGTTGAATATTATCTTTACAATGAAAAAGGTGTATCAGGCACAACAACTGGTACAGGTATTAAAATAGCACCTGACACAATCGCATTTTGTCCGTCAGGCCTTATAGATCAAAACAAAAATATTGTTTTATCTTATTTACATAAGGCAATTAAACCTGTAAATCAGTTAAGAATGATTGAAGACGCAACGGTAATTTACAGAATTGCTAGAGCGCCTGAAAGAAGAATATTTAAAATTGATGTTGGTAATTTACCAAAAGTAAAAGCTGAACAATATTTACGAGACGTTATGGCAAGGTACAGAAACAAACTTGTTTATGACGCTTCAACTGGTGAAATCAGAGACGATAGAAACTATATGTCTATGTTGGAAGATTTCTGGTTACCAAGTAGAGAAGGTGGTAGAGGTACAGATATTTCTACTTTACCAGGTGGCCAAAATTTAGGTGAGATTGCTGATATAGAATACTTTAGAAGTAAACTATACAGATCACTAAACGTGCCAGCAAGTAGATTAGAAAGCACAACAGGATTTAATTTAGGTAGAGCTTCAGAGATAACTAGAGACGAATTAAAATTTACTAAATTTGTTCAAAGATTAAGAAAGAAGTTTACTGAATTATTTAATGACCTTTTAAGAACACAATTAATTCTTAAAGGTATTATAAATGAAGACGATTGGTCAAATGTAAGAGATAGTATAATGTATGATTTCTTACAAGATGGTCATTTTGCTGAATTAAAAAATACAGAAATGGCTAGAGAAAGACTACAATTAGCAAATGAGATGAGAGATTACATAGGTAAATTCTACTCATTACAATATGTTAGAAAAAATGTATTGAAACAAAACGAAAAAGAAATAGAGGAAATGGACAACCAGATCAAGCAAGAAATTGAAGATGGATTAATTGATAGTCCTACCTCACAAACTTCCGATATGGAATAAGGAGTAAATAATGGCAGACGTAAATGATAATACAAAAAACTTTATAGACCACTTATCACAAGGTAAAAATGATGAGGCTGGTGAAGCGTTTAAAGCCGCTTTAAGAGATAAAGTAGCAGACCAGTTAGATATGGCAAGAAAAGATATTGCTGGTAATATGTTTAAAACACCAGTTGAAGCAGAAGCTCATAGTGATCCTAAACCAGAGATTGCTGATCCAGGAGTTTTTAATGCTGATGGTTCAGTTTCGCCAACACCAACTGACGCACAAGCAAAAGATGGTAAGGCAGAATTAGACTTAACACCAAACGCTGAGGTTGACAATGCTGGTGAGCAGAATAGTTAAAGAAAATTTAAACATTGATTCAAAGGCTTATAAAGAATTAAGCCCAAAGATGAAAGACGCTGTAAGTGATGTTTTTAGACAAGTAGAAAAATCTACTGGTGATATTATAAAAAGATTTGAAGGCGCTTGTGATAAAGTTAGCCAACATTATAATATTAACATAACAGAGTTAAACGATTACTTTGATAAAGAAGTAATTGAACAATTAGGAGAAAAATAAAAATGGCATACCAAGGCTCAATGAAAATAAAAGGCAGTTCAACAGCTGCTGGTGGTGCTATCTCAGCAAGTAACTTTGGCAGAGCTCACTTTGTAAGAATACAAACACAAGCGGCTACTAACACGGTTACATTAAAAAACGCTGGTGGTTCAACACTAGGCACGTTAATTTTAATAGCTGCGAATGATAGTATAATAATTGAAAAAGAAGAAACAGATACACTACAAACATCTGGTAACGCTGTAGGTTCAGCAGTATCTTCACCAAGATAATGACAATAACATCTACAAAGTTAGTTGATGATAACTTCAAAATTATTGTAAACGCTAACGGCGTTGGCAGTGAAGAAGATCAAAAGATTGTAGATGTAGAGGCGTCTAGTAACGCTTCAAGTGAACCAAAAGTTTCAATTGCTAATTTACAATATGAAATAATTGGTACAGGAGAGGTTACACTATTCTTTGAAAAAAGAGCAAGTGTAGATACAACTAAACAATTAATTATATCTGGCAGAGGCAATTATGGCCTAAAACCAGATGAGGGTAAGATAACTGATACAATAGGTAATTTACTTTTAACAAGTGATTCAAATGTTACGAAGTATAATATTGTATTAGAAACACATAAAGAATCGGGATATACAAACTAATGGCTGATACGGTAACAACACAAACTATAGCTGATACTTCAGGTGTAAAATTTGTAGCAAAACTAACAAATTTTTCTGACGGAACAGGCGAAACAAATGTTAAAAAGGTAGACGCTTCAGAATTAACTTTTATGACGGAAGACGGTAATAGAAAGATTAGTAAGATATGGTATTCTATTAATACTGCTAATCCAAAGTCGGCCGTAGAGCTAATATGGGACGGTGCCACAAATGCTACAGCAATGTTTTTAAATGGTCAAAGTCACTTTGATTTTAGACCATCAGGAGATGAAATACCAAACAATGCTACTACACCAACTGGTGATGTATTATTGTCAACAAAGAATTTTGCTGATGGTGATAGTTATACAATTATCATTGAGTTTAGATAAAAAGTTGTATAAATAGTAAGAGAGAGAATTATGAAACTAATATCCGAAGAAGTAACACAATCAGAATTTCTTATCGAGCAAAACGATAAGGGCCAGAAAGATTACAAGATCAAAGGTATCTTTTTACAATCTAACATCAAAAATAGAAATGGAAGAATTTATCCAAAAGAAGTTTTGGATAAAGAAGTGACACGATATAATAAAGAATTTATCAATAAAAAGAGAGCTTTTGGCGAGTTAGGACATCCTGACGGACCAACAGTTAACTTGGAAAGAGTTTCACATATGATTACGAAACTATATCCAGACGGTAATAATTTTATTGGTGAAGCAAAAATAATGAACACACCATACGGTAAGATCGTTAAAGGTCTTATAGACGAGGGTGCTCAATTAGGAGTATCTAGTAGAGGTATGGGTTCATTAGTCAATAGAGGCCAAGGTAACATAGTAAAAGACGATTTTTATTTAGCTACAGCGGCTGACATTGTAGCAGACCCTAGCGCTCCAGACGCTTTCGTAGAAGGCATTATGGAAGGTAAAGAGTGGGTTTGGGAAAGCGGCGTTTTAGTGGAGAAAGACATTGAAGCGTGGCGAATGGAAGTTTATAAGGCGAAGAAAAGAGAGTTAGAAGAAAAGAAACTAAAAGTCTTTGAATCTATGCTTAAAAAGCTATAATCTTATAAATATCTATTAATTAACAAAAAAATAAACGTTTATTTTTAAAGAGGAGACTTTCAAATGGCCGAAACAGAAAAGAAACTTGAGGCGATGGAACAAGAAGCTGTGGCAGAAG